GGGGTCCGGTTTAATCGAACAGGCAAGCTCAATGGTCACTTTTGGTAGCTTTTCAACGATGCCGTTAGCCCGTTCAACGTCCACCATACCATCATATCTAGCCATTCCGATCCCCGCTGAGTCGCCGGTAACGGACAAGTCAATGTGCACATACCTTGGTCTGGACGGGTTTTGGCAGTAATGCCCCATCTTCACGCGGGGCATGTCATCCACACCAAGGACGACGTTATCCTTCTCCAAAAAGGATTCAAGCCCCGCCTCACGTCCACGATCAATAGCCTCTTGAATCTTAAACGGCCTACGGTAGAACGGGCTGATGGAACTGGTGGAAATACCGCATACGTCCCTGAGCGCACCGAATATGTCTGTACGAAAGTCTGGTAGGTACTCGATAGGAATTTCCAGAACCAACGCCCCTTCGGCCACCTTCTCATCAGGTTTCAAAATACGGGTGTCGTTCAACACCTCATTCCCGACCAGTACCTTGAACTTCTCCCCGCAGTAGCCGTCTTGTGGCCTCACTTCATACTGCTTCTTATCGTAGATATAGATAGTCTGGTCCTTGTCACGAATCGCCCGCAACTTCAACTTATCTGTGAAATCGCCTTTATACCGGGTGGATGAAGAAACGCATATCACACCTATCTGCGGGCCGCGATAAACAAAACGCCCCTTCTTGCGTCGAGTCATTGCACTGTGTATTGACTGCGCCTGATCGTACACCCCTGCCCTGCCCGTAGACACCTCCGCCCGCTTTGACTTGAGAACCACATTCATGAAGTTCACTTCGTCAATAATTCCACCTATGATGGCCTCCCCGAGAATCGTGTCCGCGTCAGAACCACCAGGAGTTACCCGAATGTTTTTTGACGGAAATATCATCTCTGACTCTACCAGCCGGTCTGGCCGTAGGTGCTTTTGAAAATAGGGTATCGTCTCCACCGCTTTACGCAGCGGCATATAAATAACCTTTTTGGTTACATGGGGCTTAGCCGCCATAATGGCGAACACAATAGATGTACTTTGTGGAAGGCCGTACAAAGCCTGCGGGGTACTAACACACGATAGTAGGTATAACTGGTATAACGTAGTTGTCTTAGCTATCTCCGTATTGTGTGTAACAGTAAAGTCGCCTAACAAAAAGCGACGATCACCATCTATAGTGAACCCGAAATACTCACCAACCCCTACGCTCTCTACGGACAATCCTACAGAAAGTACATCCTTACGCTGCTTACGCGCAGAGGCCCGCTTACGGTCTAGAATAACAGGGACAGTGCTGATGTCGCCTGATATAAAAATGCGATGGTAATACCCGCCATTGCCGTTCTGCGACGTTTTATACGACTCAGAAGAGTACGCAGCAAATCCTAAAGACCTTGCCAAAAATAGTATGTCATCGCGCAAGCGCAAGTGCTTGGTAGTTATCTCGTACCCACCGCACGACAGATGCCCGTCACTATCGACCAAGCCGGCCAATAGTAGAAGCCGGTCCTCACGCGATGCCGTAAGAAAGGATTTAGGTATGAACTTTTGACCAAGGGACAAACCCACACGCTGCATAGCCGCTCTTACTGGATTGTAGCCACCGGCCATGGTAGCCGCCAGCGATACAGTACGGCACCTATCTCCATACGTATAGTCTGACATCCATAGACCTTTAGCTCTAGCGTACCCGCGAAGATACGCAACGATCTCGGGGTCGTCCGTGGTGATAGATATATCTTTGCTGGTGCCGTCACCAAGCCATAGACCTACGTAGTATGGGTCAAGCTCAAGTGCACTCGATTGCAAAAAGTCTACGCCAACACGCCAGCCTTTGGTTACATGCCTGAACGTAGCCGACGACGCTAAGTAGTCTGCTACAGATATGTCAACAATGTCACCAGCCCAATACCGATTACCCAGACTATCGCGTACGCACCGCTCCCTGCCACGCGACCTTCCCATAGAAGTCACTTTTAGACTCAGTATGTGACTTTTATTGACTGTATAGCTATCGCCTTTGCGCGGCGTAACTCTAAACATCTCCTCCTCACCTCTGCTCAATGAGAGTACCTTACGCGGGGTAGAATCCGGACCCATTAGCAAATCACCGACGCGTATATCCTCTACGGCTACGACGCTACCGTCATAGCGCATAACCGGTGTACCTCTAGCCAAACACTTTCCACTACCTGTGGCTCCTAGAAGCAATGCCTGACTGTAGGCGCTAGCCGGCCCCTTCCACCAATTCTTGTTAATCTCGATTACCGCTTTACGAACCTCCGGCCATAGAACGATATCGGTAGCACCAAGAAACTCCGGACTATCAAGGAACTCCTCAATACCTACAGGAGCCTGCTCTAGGGACTTCATGAAGTTGAATAGGTATGGATCGTTTTCATACACCCTGCGCCGCAGCGCCTCCGCGTACATCTCCCCGAACATCTTGTTTTCACAGGAAGCGATAGCCTCGTAGGCGCTCTGTACCAAAACCCTAGCACGCTCTGTCACACCGGGGGCCACCCCAGGCATGGGGGTACGCCCCGATCTAGCCCTATGAACTCTCATAATTCTATGTTCTCTTCACTACCACTATCCGCCTCTCTATCAGAAAGACTTAGCCCATCCTCCCCGGATAGCAACCGCTCTGTACGATCCATCAACGCCCGAACGTCACTACCCGTAGTGCCATCCTTCGCCGCGCGGAATCGAAGAACGTCGTATACCCCTGCTGTCTGGAACATCCTATGCATGTCGTTCTTCGCGGCCAGCCCTGTACGGATAGCGGCAAGCTTCATAGGTAATGGTGTGCTAGGCATCGACGCCGCCCGTAACGACAGTGCTGCCGCTTCCTCATAGAAGCCCTTGCTATCTCCGATCAACTCCTCAATGTCCAGGCTACGCGCCTCCTCACGCAGTCGCCTGCGAAGTTCTTCACGGTCTCGATACACCTGGGAGATTGAAATATTCAAATCTGCCGCAATCTGGTCAAGCGGGATATTCCGCATCATCATGCGGTGCAGGAGCCCAAGCCGATACTCCCGTTCGTACTGACTGGCCCGCTGCCGTACCTGCTCCATACGCCCACGTGGATTGAACTCGTCTGCATTTCCAGACGGCGTACTTGGGGTAGGCGGTGTGTCTACCGTGGGACGGGTAGGCACAGGTAACGAAACAGCGTGTGCCTCCACCAACTCATTAGGGTCCGCCCCCTCCGTAGCGGTTGACTGCGATAGCGAAGAGGATGAAAAGGCAAACCCGCTACGGTGCCTACGGAGTCGTCTACCAACAACAGGGTCGTCGGTGTCTGCAGCCATCATATATACCTCTCAGCCCTTGAGGGCGATACTCGTAGAGAACTGTAACCAGCGGGAGGTCTCCATATAATCTATGAAGCCAACGTCGTAGCACATATCCTCCATCTCCGGCACCCCCAACGGCCACATGCTATTCTTCAATGCCGCAGTCTTAGCCATAACCTCCTCAAGGGTGTAACCGTGGTCGAGACGAAACTGGATGTACCTGTTAGTGAACAGTTCATTAAACGAATCAGAAACCTTGTTCTTCTGCCCCAGCAGCAAGTACCCGCCCGGCTTTAGGTTGCGGTAAGCCCAGGCCAAGATTAGTAGACGCGCTACCCGTGTTTCTACGAACTGTAGCAGGTAGCTCATGTTGATTACGTCTGCCGGCTGCGCAAAGTCTTGCAGGTCAGCCGCGTCGGCAACGAGGGTCTTTACCCACGGCATATCGCGGTGTAGCAGATTGAGCATTGGATCAGACGTATCTATAGCCACGAAGTTAAACAGAGGATGGCCGACCGACTCGTCCACACGGACATGACGACAGATGCTTTTGAAGAACTCACCGCGTGAGGCCCCTACGTCGTACACTACAAAATGTTCTTGTAGCCCCTGCAAGGCTGGGGTTACTAACGAGGCGTGCAATGCGTGGGCGGGTAGGTAGTTCGGTATGGAGCGCGCCGCCATGTTGTCGAATGCCTTGGCAACTTCCTCGTCAAACACAAACTTGTCCGGATTCTTCGGGTAGTGAGAGTGCCCCCAACTAGTCTCTTCGATGGTCATGACTGTTTCACCTTTCCGGGCACGATAGTGAGCCCCGTAGCCGGTGGGTACTTCAGCCCATTCCTGGCGAAGTGGCGCATCTTGCGCTTGAACACCTCGCGTTCATCAGGAAAGGACTCGTCCGCCCGCTGCGCCACAAACTCCAAGTACAGCAACTCCAACATGTCCTCATCTAGCTCTAGCTGCCCCATGCTACCGTCTCCTATTTTAACCTCAGTCCAAGTCGCTTACCGAAACACTTCTTGGCATGCTGCGCCAGCCCCATCGTAGTACCGTCCGCGTAGGGAAGGTTGAACTCATGCTCTAACGCCTGCCCTAAAGCTACCGGGTTCACCCCCATAGGAGCACCCAGCCGGAAGTAAAACACGTTGCCACCGGGATTATAGTCCCTTTTCAGCCAGAAGCGCTTAAACATGGCGTCAGCCGTGTCCTGCGTCTCAAACTTCTGAATCTTCGGGTTCCTCGTGTAGTCCCCCAAACGTACCCCTGGCTCCGAGTCAAACACAAAGTAGTTGGCATTACGGATACCACCATACTCATAGTTGAAATCGGACATGTCCCTGCAGGTTCCGTAAACCACGGTGTCCTTGTCGCACAGAGCGTGCACTACCGCTAAGGCCACCAACCTGTCCTTAGCGAACGGGATGCTGTTAAGCACCGAAGCCATGAAGATAGACGAGAACTTACGACCGTCCGCGATCTCATCCAAGAACTCTTTGGCCTTATGCTTGGAGTAGTCAGGGCTAGGAACACCGTTGTCCAGGCTCGGGTCAATACGGTAAGGCTCAAACTCGGAACAGGCCATACCTCGTTCTTCCAAGAAGGGCTTTACCTTGCACAGCCCAGCCCCGAAGTCCACTACCGAGCTACCATGGATATCCCTAAAGTGCTGCCAGTATTTGGTACTGTAGGAATCCCTATCTAGTAGGGTGCGCCCCCCATTCGCCCAGAAGCGGTAAGCCTTCGGCACATTGCCGCGATTATTCTGCGGCCTGCGGTAAGCGGAGTATCGCAACAGCCTAGCGAAATCTTCATCAACTGAGAAATCCATGGAGAGGTAGTTAAGGAAGTCCCG